TGACACGCAAGAATAACAATGGCAACCAGTGCATTATCTGGCGGGCCGTGGATGAAGGGATGATGTTATGAGTTTCAATATGGATGATTATGTGGATGTTGCAGAGCGCATGCGCAAGACTAAGGAGATTTACCCGGAGGGTGTATTTAGACCGGCCAACCCATCGGAACCGTTTAAAATCGTAGAGATTGGCGGCGTTACCTATATCGCTTACACGGCAGCGTTCTATCGTGACCCGTTTGATCCTTGCCCTGCTATCGCTTGCGCTTGGGAAGAAGTACCGGGTCGCACGCCTTACACAAAGGGCAGCGAACTTATGAACGCTGAGACTAGTGCTTGGGGTAGGTGCGCCATTGCAGTAGGCCTAGCTTCTAAGAAGATTGCTAGTGCCGATGAGATACGCAATCGCCAAGAAGCTCCAAAGGCTACCGTCACGACAATCAAGAAGACTGACCAGGAGCAATACGATCCATGGGCCACGCCAGCGGTTACGCCCGATGCTCTTGATGCTTGGCACTGCAAGCACGGTGATCGTGTAGTGAGAGAAGGCGAAAAGAACGGGCGTTCCTATTACGGCATGAGCTGCATGAAGACTCTCAACTCAGGCGAGCAATGCGAGACAAACTGGTTCGTACTCTCAGCCGAAGGCAAGTGGGTTCCAAAGATAGCTGCGGTGAAGTGATGGGAGAAATTACTTACATTGCCAACGGCACTGCTACGACAATCCACGATGATGGATCAAATACCGCCAAGCCAACTGGCCAAGTTATGTGCGATGGCTGCAGCCAGTATCAGTACCCAGAAGGGGGCAGGGCCTATCGGGAACACGGTGAAACCGTCCTGTGGCTCTGCGTGTACTGCAAGTGAGCGTGCAATTTGAGTGCCGGAGATGCAAGAAGATCACCGAGCAAATCGAGCGCATCATTACGGACAACCTGCCCGATCATGTGAAGGTTCTGCAATGTACGCGTTGCGGCAATATGGGCGTTTGCCTGCTAGAAGCTCAAGCATGAGTGAGCGTTTGGATCTAGACTTTGGCCACAGCGAGATAGATCATGGAACTTCAGATGACTATTACACGCCTCCCTTTATCTTTGAGGGCTTAGGCCTCAGATACGCCATGGATGTGTGTTCACCGCCTGGTGGCTCTCCTTGGATACCTGCTGACCGATTCCTCAGCATTGTCGAGGATGGCCTTGCTACGCCTTGGGAGGGCCGGGTGTGGATGAACCCACCTTACTCTAAGCCAACGCCATGGATACATAGGTGGATCCAACACGGGCACGGCATAGGCTTAGTTCCTATGAGCAAAGCCGCCTGGTTCAATGTGTTATGGGAGCGGCCAGATGTCGCCTTCATTAGCTTGATCAATACCCTTAAGTTCATGACACCAAACGGTGAGGCCAAGGGTATCTTCATGCCTACGGTTTTGATTGGTATCGGTGAGGAGAATATCGAGGCAATGCGTACCAGTGGACTTGGGAAGGTCAGGTAAATTAATGGCTCATTCATATAGCTTCGGTGGATACGGAGGCGTTAGTAATTGCTCAATATGTGATCTCGATGCCCAAGTGAACGAATATACGCGTGGGGATGGGCTTGTCGTGTTCCTTTGTAAAGGTTGCGAAGATAGGCTTCATTTATGAAGTTATCCACAAGAGTTATCCACAGGGCCATAGTTCTGTGGGAATCGCCCAAGAATCACGCTGATGCTTGACCTGATCGGTAAGATGCAGACTGCACGGCAGGGCCCTTTAGGGATAGCCCGGCTGGGCTGGATTCATCTATTGGCCGCGCTTTGCTTGTTGCTAGGTAGCCCTGAAGCTAGTGCAACAAGTGTTAAAACAATCCAATCATATGCAGGATCATTGCTTACACCCTTAGAGTTCTCATCAGCTCTTGTCTTATGGGATAAAGAAAGTCGATGGGGTATAAGGGCTATCAACGGCAATCACTACGGACTATGCCAAGGGCGCAGTTACTATATGGCCAAGGCTAATTACAAGCAGCAGGTGCGTTGGTGTATAGCCTATGCGTACAATCGCTATGGATCTATAACAAAGGCTTTAGATCATTGGAAGGCACACGGATGGCACTAAGACACAACAACAACACGGCAGAGTTCAAGCGACAAAGGCTGCGTGTACTGGCCAGAGATCAAAGGGTGTGCCAGTATTGTGGGGCAGAAGGTGCTACTCATGTGGATCATGTAGTTGCCAAGGTTCACGGTGGAGGCGATGAAATGTCCAATCTAGTCTCAAGCTGTGCCCCGTGTAACCTGAAGAAGGGAAAGAAGTCATTGGCCCTTTTTTTAGGCTCAACATCTACCCCCCCTGTCTCTCCAGACTATCTCTCTCCAGTCACGGTCAGTTCGAGCCTCCCTGGGCCCTTTGACGGTCAGCCAAGGCCATCGTGGAACTAGTCCAAGCCAATCCAAAACCTGCTAAACAAGGGGAAAAGAAAAAGCCCCTATTAGGAGCGGTGAAACCACGGATCATGAGCATCCCGTTAAAGGGAAAATCTAGGGGCGCAGAATTTGCAGAGTTTGCTGAGAAATGTGGCTACCCGCTATTCCCCTGGCAAAAATTCATTGCGAATGACTTTCTTACCGTGGATGAAACCGGCGCGTTCGAGCGTAAAACCGTGGCGGTCATTCTCAGCAGACAAAATGGCAAAACTATGCTTATTGCCCTTCGGATCCTATTCGGGCTCTTTGTCTTAGGGGAAAAGTCGGTTGTGGCGATGTCTTCCAAGCGAGGCATGGCAGAAGATACCTTCCGCAAGGTTTGTTCAATCATCGAAGCTAATGAGTTCCTCAGAAGCCAGGTGAAACTCAATCGTGGTGAGGTCGGCTATCGGGGCAACGGTAAAGAGCATCTAGATCTACTCAACGGGGCCAGGTATGAAATCGTGGCCGGTACTTCTGACGGCGCACGCGGTAAATCCGCCAACCTGTTATTCGTGGATGAACTGCGTTACATATCCGAGGAGGCCTGGGCCGCAGCTAAGCCAATCACCATTGCGATGGGCGATAAAGCCCAGACCTATGTTGCTTCCAATGCTGGTGATGCGTTCAGCCATGTTCTAAATGATCTCAGAGACAAGGCCCTGTCGTATCCATCCAAGACTCTGGGCTGGTACGAATATTCAGCTCCACAACACGCTAAACCTACGGATCGTTCTGCTTGGGCCATGAGCAATCCCAGCCTTGGCATCACAATCACCGAATCGGGCCTTGAAGAAGCTCTATCGGTCATGCCTATGGAAAAGTTCTTACCTGAGCACATGTGCATGTGGGTTTCATCGCTCACGAGCCCCTGGCCCTTGGGATCTTGGGAAGCTTTGGCAGATCGCAACCTTTCATTGCCTGTCGGCCCGGACACCTTCTTTGCCTTTGATGTGGCTATATCAAAGCGCACCGCATCGCTGGTAGCTGGTCAATTCCTACCCAACGGCAAGATTGGCGTGGGAATTATGGATCAGTGGCGATCCGATACCGCCGTGGATGAGCTTCAGATAGCCGCAGAGATTAAGACCAAGTGGGTTGATAAGTATTACCCTCGAATGATCATGTTCGATCACTATTCAACGGCCAGCATCGCAGCTAGATTGACTGCCAGCGGCTGCCGGATGGTCGATGTATCCGGAACGGCGTTCTATCAGGCTTCTGGTGATCTTCTCGATGCAATAGTCAATAATCGCATTGTTCACATGGGCCAGGAGGCTTTTGATACCCAGATGAATGCGTGTGCAGCTAAGACCAATGACGCTGCCTGGAGAATCGTCAGAAGAGCCAGCGCGGGCGATGTATCCGCACCGATTTCACTTGCGATGATCATTCATAAAATGCAGGAACCTGTATCCACTCCAATGATTGTGGCTGGATAGACACGCCGAAGTTCTAACTCTATTCATTCTGGCTTTTGCGTGATATAAGGCTATCCTTCCGCCATGGGTATTCTTTCAGCACTGCGATTAGTCAAAGAAGATACTGGCACGCTTAAAAGTCAATATAACCCGGCTGTAATGAACTCTGGTTACGGCGTAGGGGCATGGAGTGACTATGGCATGGGCTTTGATTACGCAGGGATTGATCTTAACTCTGCAATGCAGGTTCCTACCGTCAGCAAGTGCCGCCAGTTAATCTGCGGAACTATTGCTGGCATTCCGCTGGAGTTGTATAACAAGACAACCGGCGAAGAACTGGGTTCTCCGATTTGGTTAGAGCAGCCGGATATTAGACAACCGCGTTCAGTCACAATTGCGTACACAGTACAGTCGCTTCTCTTTTATCAGATTGCTTACTGGGAAGTGACAGCTACATATTCCGATGATGGCAGGCCAGCGCGCTTTGCGTGGGTGGCAAACGAAAGAGTCACGCCAAAATTAAACTCTCGCAACACTGAAGTTGAATATTACACGGTGGACAATGAAGTTCGCCCGCAAAACGGGATTGGAAGTTTAATTACATTCCAGTCATTACAGCCGGGCGTGCTTGCAACCGGCGGGCGTACTATCCGCGCAGCTCTAGATCTCGAAAAAGCTGGAGCGATAGCCGCACAAACACCCATCCCGTCTGGCTTCATCAAGAATTCTGGTGCAGATCTTCCTGAAGCTCAAGTCCAAGGCATTCTTGCTTCTTGGAAGGCTGCTAGAAATAGCAGAGGCACTGCTTTTCTTACATCGACTCTTGATTATCAAACAACATCGTTTTCTCCTAAAGATATGATGTATGTGGAAGCAAAACAAGACTTCAGCACCGAAATCTGCCGCCTTATGAATGTTCCGGCGTACATGGCCTCCGCTGACGCAAATAAAAGCATGACATACCAAAATGTTCTTGACGCAAGAAAAGAATTCTACGCTTACACCCTTGCGCCGTATGTATGCGCCATCGAAGATCGCCTGAGCATGAATGACATCACGAACTCGAACAATGTTGTTCGCTTTGCCTCCGATGAGACATTCCTGCGTGCTGACGCAACGGCGCGCTTGGCAGTTATCGAGAAAATGCTCCAGCTAGAACTCATCACGCTAGATCAAGCCAAAATGATGGAAGACTTATCACCGAACGGAGATGGATCATGAAGCTAACCTTTAGCACGCCTATCCAGGCCGCTGATACCGAACGCCGGATTATTTCTGGCAAAATTATGGAATACGGGGCCGTTGGCTACACATCCGTGGGAGCCGTTGTATTTGAGCAGGGTTCAATACAGATCCCATCACCGGGCAAAATAAAGTTGCTTGCGCAACATAGGCCAGATGATCCAATTGGCCGTGCTCAATCTTTTAGTAAAGATGGGAACTTTATTTACGGCTCATTTAAGATTTCGAGTAGCAGCAAGGGTACAGATTATTTAACCCTGGCTGCGGAGGATCTCGTCAGCGGCTTATCCGTTGGGGTGGAAGTGATTTCATCCCAGCCGACTGATACTCACCTCCTAGTAACCGCCGCAAAGCTTATCGAAGTGAGCCTGGTGGAATCCCCGGCCTTCGAAAATGCCGTGGTTACAAGTGTTGCTGCAAGCGAAGGCGAATCAGTCGAAGCGGCAAGTTCTACCAGTACCAAAACAACCACGATCAACACGACAATCGTTGAGATCGAAACCGAGACAGAAAGTGAGGATGTCATGACGACAGCCCCAGATAATACAGCCCCAGAAACTGCGGCAGAGGCTCCCGTTGTGGATGCCTCACGCC